GATCTCTCCTGTGTTAGCGTCGTAAACTAATTTGTTTCGATATCGCATCATCACATCTCTGAGATATTGCTCTGCTTTTATCTTCGGCAAGTTTCCTACATCAATGTAGAAAATCCTACGCTCTGGTGCGCGGGATAATCTATATATCACCAAACTATCCTCAATCATACGAAGTTGATTGAGTGATTTGATGGCTTTGTGTAGATATGATAACGTAGTGCCTTTATTTCGATCAACTAAACCAGATGTGCAGTAAGAAATAGAATCTCTTGCCATCTTGATTCCTTGCGATGCACCTCTTGCTTGAATATTTCCTGTCGGATACGCTGCTTTTGGATTGTAAATAAAATATTCATCAATCTTAGGGAACGGATAATCTGTTGGTTCCTTAGATAAAAGATTTTCTACTTTGTATTTGTCATCTTTACTTTTTTGCTCTTGTCTTACGTAACGCATTTTTATAGCGTCAATATATCTAAGTTCTTGTATTCCCTCTTCTGGTTTTTTGATATCTATTACTTTATGATAATAAATTCTACCATCAACGTACCAATTACGATATATCTCATGTGCCTTTTTATCAAAGTCTAATAAATCTAGAATATATTTAAACTCTTGTCTAACTTTCTTTTTTATACCATCACTAGCATTTAAATGATCTAAATCTATTTCTACTGGATGGTCATTTGTGTCAGAAACTATAGCTTCATTTACAATATCTTCGATCGCACTATCCACTTCTGGATGCAAACACATTTCTCTATATCTTCTTATAAGATCAAATTCAGTTTTGAATACACCTTCAATGTCAACATAAGAACCAAAAAAACCACTACTCATATAGTAGTCTGACTCATCCTCTCTATTAGGGGGAACAGGTGAGACTACATTTGGAGATAGTGGTTCGGTGTCCTCGATTGAGAACCCAAATAACTTAGACATGATTTATACTATTTTATCTATTTAGTTAACCGTTAGGGCCACCTGCATCAACAAATGCGAATGACTGAACTTGGAAGTCAACTACAAACTCTTCTATTGTATCAGAAGAATCGTAAGATAGGTCAATTGATGAAACATTTGTAGGAAATATGTCGATAAACTCATATTCTCTCAATACTGCGTTACGATCACCAGCGTTTGTTTGTGAACTTGGTGTTGATCCTCTACCAAGTTGGAATACTTTAGCATTTACCATATAGGCACTTGGATCTGTTGCACCTAGATTATTCTCTAGTTTTGCAATCAAATCGACCCACTCTTCCATCGCTTTTCTAATTCTAAAGTCTTCATCATTTATAATAGTAATACTCCAAGGTTCGATAGTTCTGTCTCCAGCAACTTTAAAAATACGACCTCTGAATGGTATGTCTATATTTGCGATGACTGAGGCAGGTAACTGTGCTGCCTTACACATATATCTGAAATTATCTGCTGGCCATGCAATCCCAGCTGGTAAGGTAGTGAGTTCTACCTCAAACAGATTAGGTCTTGCACCACCACCGATAAGTTGAGATTTAAATTGAGAAATTGTTTTGTTTTCTCTTGTTGTTGCCATGGTTCTTAATCTCCTTTAGTTATTTATCTAATTAAACTCGACCTGCTACTTCTTCAAAACTTACGCCAGTTCTAGTAGCAACAAACGTTAGTGTGACGTAGTTGATAGATCTTGCTGGTTTTAAGAAGATATCAGCTCTAAATTCATTGTTGTCAATAACATCAGGAGTGTTATTGGAAGTGTCGCAAATGACCAAGAATCCTGATAGACCTCGTTTTGCTTCCACATCCCTTAAGAATGGTTCAACAATGTTTCTGAAGTTTGCTCTTGTAAGTTCATCATTTAACTCAAAGAGTTGTGCTTCAGCAGCACCCTCAAGAGCTTGTTCAACTGTAAGGAACAAACGACGAACGTTGATTCTATCAAACGCAGATGCGAATGATAATCCAGTTTTATCACCGAATAGGAGTGTTCCAACTCCGGGTTTTGTAATGTAAGAATTAATTCTCTGAGGGTAAAGGATGTCCCTTTGATCTTTAGTTGGATTGTATGCAAGTTTGATTGCATTATTAATCACACCTCTTTGTTCACCTGCGGGTGAGAACCATGGGAATGCTTCAATCGCAGTTCTTACCATGAGTCCTGCAGTGTCTCCATTTGTTGGGACAAATCTAAACTCATTATTGAATCTGTCAAACATGTATTTGTATCCACTATCAAATGTAACAAATGATGATGATGTAAGTGGACTGTAATATTCAAGAAGATTATTTGTTTGAGTTGTTGAGTTTGAAATGTTGACAAGATCTGCTCTGTGTGGCCCGATTGTTGCCATGCAATCTTTTCTTGCCTCTGCTATTGCGATCAAGTGATTTGCTTTAGATTGAGATAAATCTCTTGTATTGCATCCGGGGCCCATGATTAAGAAATCAACTGCTTGCTCATCTTTATTTGATAAAGTGTCATATGCAGCTTTAAGACCTCCAAGAGTAGCAGTCATACCACCATTTTCTCCCGGAGCAGGAACTTTACCTGATACACTGGTATAATCTGTACCACCACCTAATGAATAAGTTACATTACCTATACCGGCAAATGTTGTGTTTTGAGCGTTTTGACTCCACAAACCTTGAGCAGTTGTGTTTGCAACGAATCCTGTTCCAAATCCTGTCGCGACTGGAAGTGTATTGTGGAATGTATCTTCAGATTGTGATGGGTTGAATCCAGCGTAGATATTCTCTGCTCTATTAGCAATGAAATCTTTGTAGTATATTCTTTCAGGTGAATTTACATTTGAAATCGCATCTTTTGCTTTTGACAATCCAGTAAACTTCTCAAGAATATTTCCTTGAATACCTGTGATTGTTCCAAGATCATCAACAACTGCAACATGAATTCCGTCATTCTTACCACCTCTATCAGAGGCATACTTATTAGTTGTCGGTCTTGGTGCTAAAGATTTCCAGAATACGGTTGAGTTTTCTAATCCGAGTGTCTGTTGATCGTACCAGTCAACTGCTGTTACAATCTCTGCAGATACAGCTGTGTTTGCTGCATTTGGTTCACCAGTGTTAATACCAGAACTGTTAACAAAAAATACAGTTGTTGCTGCGATACCAGCACCTGCACCCTCAGTTGTAGTCTTGAATGAATTTGTTAGTGAATTTGTTGCATAAGATATTGGAAACTCTGTTCCTGCACTTGACACCCTAGATACAATTTTAACATCAAACTTAGAGTCGCCGTTTGTAGCATCAGTTGATACTCCGGTAACAATACCTTTCAGATGCCCCGTAAATGTTGATGTTGTTCCAGCTCCCGGTATCACAAGATTTGTGAGTGCAGCGGTGACACCAGCACCAATCGTGCAACCATAATCTTCCAAACTTGTTGTGTTTATTCCTATTATCTGATCTGCTTGATCGTCTATCTGACAAACTTTAACTCCATTTGCCCATGATCCGGGATGTTTAGCAGCATAATAGAAAGATGTATCAGAGGTATGATTCTCTTGATAATCATCAAAACTTTCTATTTTCAAACCACCAGTTGCACCTATGACTGTTGTTGATGCAATACCCACACCTGCGTTAGCATTTCCTAAATCATCATCATCTGCTCTTACAACTTTTAATACACCACCATATGATAAGAATGATGCAGCACTCATCCAGTACTCATATTGCCTATCTGTTGAAAGTGGTTTTCCAAAATTCTTTATTAGTTCCTCTTCATTAGAAACTTGAATAGGGGTGTCAATTGGGCCAAGACGAAAGGGGCCTGCTATCGCGCCGATATTGTCTAATACATTATCTGCTCTTCCTACTGTTAAATCAACCTCTCTGACCAGTATGCCGGGAGATAATTGAGGAGTCGCCATGTTTTTCTCCGAGTTCTCAGTTTAATCTAGAAATTATTTATTGTTTGCACACTTTAGGGAAGAGTCTACAATGCACCGTCCCAGAATGAGTCGTATCCAGTTGGCTGTATGTTTCTTGATAAGAAAAATAAACCTACATTGCATGCAAACCAGTTAATATTGATTATCCAAGTTTGTCTCCATAAATATCTTCTATTTGTTTCTACGATAAAAATATTTCTTTGATTATCAGACTGTTTTACAATTCTCTCTAATACTAATGCAATGACAAATCCGATTGCATAAATGTAAAATGCAAAATTTAAAAAACTAGAACTAAAAAGTAAAAATGAAATCATTACATGTACTCCCACATAAAAGAACGATCACCGTATTCATCAACCTTCCAACGATCACCCTCTGCATCAACAAAGGAGTCATCTTCTAGGCCATCTGAAATAAAACCAAAAGGAGACATATCTTGCTCAATTTGATTTTTTTGTTCATCATATAATCTCTTTCTCACGTCTTGATCAGTGAGTTCTTTGAAGTAATCTTGTTGAACTAACCATGCATATATGACTAAACACATGGCGAGGTCATCATTACAACCTTCCTCAGCCTCAAATGAGTTGTTCTTTTGTATAAAAGTTGTCAACTCACTTAGTATATCATAGTCTGAAAACAGTAATTTGTCACTCTCTATCATAGTCTTGAGATTGAGTGATCCAACTTTCTTGACTGTCTTTGACATCTTGACACCAAGTTGAGTCTTCTTACCTGAGAACCCCTGTCCGACTATCTGACCAGCACGGCCTCTCATTGAACACATCAGTAAGTTTTCATATTCAAGATCATAGTTAATAATTGATGCAACTTGATCTCCAATATCATTTACCTCACACAATATAAATGCATTATTATAACTTGTTGCAATATCATATATGATACTTGGAAACAACATTGGTTTGACTTGGTTATTTCGATATTTAGCAACTATGTTATGAGGAAACTTAGTAATATCGGTAACTACAAAAGCTGAGTAATCTTTCTCAACACCTCTTGCCACATCAACTGTAATTAGATAATCGTGTTTTTGTTCTGGTTCTTTGTATACGTCTAATCCTGCATTTGAGGTGCGTGGATTTTCATAGACAAGACTTCTCAATTTACTAGGTGCAATTAACGTGTCAACAGATCCAAGAAATTCACACTCAAACTCAACCTTAAACTGAGCCTCCGATGTGTTTGCAATCGTTTGTGTTCTCCACTTTTCATCTCTACCCGGAACTTCTGACCAGTGAACATCAGTGGGTATATATTCATTCTTGCTTGCTTCAGCATCATGCCACATGCGATAGAAGTGATTCATACCGTGTGGAGTAGATACAATTATAACTTTTGTTTTTTGCCCAGATGATATAGTAGGATAAACAGATGCAAAGAATTGATCAGCAATGTGATTCGGGATGAAAGCGAACTCGTCAAGAAAGATGACATTATAGGATCCACCTCGGACAGCAGATGCAGACGTAGATGCAGCGAGTATTTTTGATCCATTCTCTAATTCTAATGATCCTTTATTCCATGCAAGTATACCCTGTTGCATCCACTTTGGCAAGTTCTCATACGCAAGTTGCAATCTACCTAATAAATCTCTGGCAGTAGAGGCCTTGTTCGCAAGTATAGCAATATTAACGTTATCATTAAAAACTGCGTAGTGAAGCAAATAAGATACAACTGTAGTGGATTTACCTGTCTGCCGAGGCATCTTACAGATGTTAAAACGGTTTTCATGGAAGTTCCTTACTAATTTTTCTTGGAAAGGATACATGTCAAAGTTAACAAGACCTTCATCAAGTGAAACAATCTTAATATACTTCTTTGCAAAATAAACTGGGTCATGTCTACACGCAACAAACTCTAAAATTTGTTCTTGTGTAAATTCAATTTGCGTATTGGCTTTCTTTAGATTCGGATTGCCAAGATATACATTATCAACTGCCATAATTAAATCATAAATTTTTTGTCGTGTTCGATTGTCTTTTGTTGTAGTTCGATTACTTTATTTAATTTCTCTATTTCTTTCTTTAAATTCTTGTTATCCTCTAGTTGTCTGGAGGATTGGTTCTCCGGGGTCATGACTGGATACTTGGTAATTATAGAGTTTAGCACCGGGATACACTTTGTGCATCTGTATTTGTACTTCTCTACGGGATGGTTTTTTGACTGAAGGGAAAAACATTTTTATCATATAGTTTCCTCCTCTCCAAGCCAGATATACGTCGATTATATTTCCAACTTTATTGTAATCTGGTAATTTGGTTGCCTCTTCTAATGGATCGACATATTCGATATTTGATTTTGGCGACCTCATCGGTTCTGGTTTGATGATGTCGATGAACTCGAAACGCAGCTTACCTTCAGCGTCTTCGACTTTAACGCCAGCGTGTTCTAAAGCGGTAATCTGAGATGGTGTCATGTTTACGAGTTTTGTATTATTATTTAGTCAACTTGACATGCATCGGATAGATCTTTTGCCATATTTCCACCTATCTCTGCACCTTCGTTCATTCCTATCATCGTTGCAGCACCAGCAAGAACCCAACCAACAACGGGGACATTGGCAAGAGGAGCAGCAGCAATAGTGCCCACACTACCACCAACGATTCTTCCTGTTTGCTCTCCTCCTCCTTGTGCTTTGATACACTCTGCTTGTGCTGCACTGATCTTATTTTCGTTACTAC